TGGTCTAATGGTATCATACTTCTTTCTTAGCCACTGTAATGCCGCATTTGAGTTATCTAACAGAATACCATCATCAGCAGCTTGCTGTAGAAGCTTTAAAAATCCAGGAATATTGGAATTAGTAGTTGTAGCCATTAATCTCTCGTTCAGTTAAGATCTGAAACTTCCAGTTTCTCTCATCGCAAAACTCTTTACATGCCTTCCACTTAGCATTATTAATGCCCCAATTCTTAACATCATTAATATATCTTGGAGTTACTCTACTCTTTTTCTCAGGCGGTTTTGTTTGAGAAGATGGCTTTATTTCAATAACAATCCTGTCAACATTGCCATTCTTGTCTCGTCTCCTTACGCTGAAATCCGGAAAATATCTGTGGTACCTACCGTCAATAGGCGATACATAAGGCACGAAGAACTCCTCACTTGACCACTCTAATACATCGGGATGTGTATCTAAATAGTTCATCAATTTAAGCTCTAAAGATGAACGATAAATAACATTGGTGGGGTCACCTTTGTATTTTTGCGGATTTTTGACTTTATAACGCCCCTTATAACTCATATAGGTATTTATATGCCAGGTAGAAGTAATCATCCGTCTCAAGTTTTAAACAGAAATAAGGACTCTAAGACATTAGCTGAGTTAGTCTTTCCGACAAGCAGCTATAAACTAAACATGGGTATGGTGTTTAAGTTTCAACAGTACCAAGCAACATTTGGTTCTGGTGGCTCAGGACAAGCAAAGAATATCACCCAAGCCCACATTGCATTACCGCTACCAGAGAACATCCAGGATGCTTTAAACATTAATTACGAAACAGCTGATCTTGGTATGGTTGCAGTTGGTATTGCATCAGGTCAAGCTGTAAGCGGTGCTATGGAAAGCGGTGGTGTTGGCGCAGCATTGCAGACACTTGGTAGTAGACTGCCTGGTGATGCTGAGTACCTTGCAAGAAGTGCTGCCCAGCTAGCTGGCCCAATTGGAGCTGGTATCAATACCGTAATGGGTAATGTTCCTAACCCATTTACAACTGCCGTATTCAGAAGCGTTGAATTACGTCGCCACATGCTTAATTTCAAACTGGTTCCTGAGACACCACAGGATTCGGAGATCATTAAGAGGATTGTCAATAGATTCAAGAAGGAATCTCTTCCAGCTGGCGGTGGTGCATTCCTACCAATGCCCAGCGAAGTGGTGGTTGACTTCTTTGGCACAAATGCCTTATATGCATTTGGTCGTTGTGTTATTCAAGGTGTTACAGTTAATTACAATCCTTCAAATGCTCCAGCGTTTTATAAGAATGCTGGCCAGGGGCTAATTAGTGCTCCTCAGGCAGTTGAGCTTCAGTTGCAATTAAGTGAAATTGAGCAGCTGCTTGGTGGCTCATTTGACGACTATGGTGGTAACGCAAGTACAATAACCCCACAGGAAGCAGGTGAGGCAATCCCTCAGAGTGAAAGACGGGGTAATGCTCTTACAAGACAGAATGTTTCCGATCCTGTAGGAAGATTTAGAGGTGCTGGCTAATGGCAGACAAATATTTTAAAAACTTTCCTCTTGTCCAATATGGTCAGCATTCGCTAAGAAACATTATCCTCAAAGCGAGCCTGGCTAAAAAAGTATTCAGCAACTTTGATAATTTCTACCCATATACAATAAAGGATGGAGAAAGACTCACTGAGCTGGCTTTCAATTACTACGGCTCTGTAGATTATGTGTGGGTAATTGTTATAGCAAATGATATCGTTGATCCATATTATGATTGGCCATTAAGCCAGACAGAGTTTGAAGAATTTATTGTTAAAAAGTATGGCAGCACAAGTGAAGCAATGAGCCTAGCCAATGCTGAGTATTATAGAAATCCAGACTACTCTTACTGGATGACAAAGACAACTTATAACAACATTTCAGCATCAGAAAGAACTGGCTGGACGGCAGTTGACAATTATACTTACGAGTTGATTAAGAACGAAGAAAAAAGAAAGATTAGACTACTCGATAGATCGCTAGCTCTTGACATTGGTCTTGAACTCGAAAGATTACTAAAGAAAGTTAATAAACCAAAAGTAGCATAGTAAATGAGTGAAGCGTCACTGACAACATCGTTTTTCTTAAAGAAAGGGCAGATTGACCAGTTTGGTTATAAGATAACTCTTATTAAGAATACAAACAACTCTTCAGCTGTTGTTGGTCTGACAACCTATGTCAGACACTTTAAACTTTTTGAATCTATATTCTCAAAGTTCATGTATGTTGAGGGCTTGTTAATTGATGGTGGTGGCATTGTCCAACGCATGGGTATCCAGCCAGGCGATATTATGGTGATTGATTTATACAAAGATCCAGGCGATACAGAGGATCTTAAAATATCAAAAGAGTTTATTATTGAGCAGATTGGTGGCCAAGCTAGAACAGATGGTAACAAAGTAACAAGATATCCTTTCAGAGCTGTGTCTAAAATTGGATTTGAAGGTTTAAAGAACAAAGTCAAAAAGTCATTTAATGGGCCTGCTGATAAAGTTGTAACAAAAATTAGCGACGACTATCTCAAAGCTGAGCCTAAGCTAACAAAGAATTTTACAAGCACATTTGGTGATATTAAGTACATTGCCTCCTCAGCAACACCATTTGATACAATTGAGAATATTAGTAAGCAATGCATTTCAGCCTCTAATCCAAAAGATGGCAATTTCTTTTTCTATGAAACTAGAGATAGCTTAGTGTTTAGGTCACTAAGAGATATTGTTGCTTCTGGAAACACATATCCATACATCTTGGCTGTAAATAAGAATAGAAGCGAAACAAGTTTAGCTAATGATTACTTCAGAATACAAGACTTTACCCATCACGAATCAACAGACCAGCGTGCTAAAATACAACAAGGTGCGCTCAAAAACAAAACTGTATTGTTTGACTTTATATCAAGAAAGGTAACAGAAACTACATTTGATGTAAAAAGAGACTATAGAGATGTTCTATTGATGGGTGATAACCTGGCAATGGATGATGAAGAAATTGGCAACTATGTGGATGATGATAAAAGATCTACTGATGAAGAACAAAGCTTGTTTATTAGATGCAGTAACGAATGTTATGATCAACCCCAAGATTACATTGGGTCCATTAAAAGCTATGCCCAGGCACAAAGAGCATTAATGAATCAGACAGTACTTACTGTAACAATCCATGGCAACCCTAGATTAAAACCAGGTGACACCATAGAGCTCGAGATGAATCAATCATCAGCTGAATATAAACAAGAGAAAGACTTATTCTTGAGGGGCAAGTTTCTTGTGGGAAGCTGCGCTCATTCTGTAACTGATGCTGACAGATATGTTACTATTTGTGACATATTTAAAGATGGATACGAGAGAAGCATTAATGATTACAGAAAAGATATTAATAATCACTTTATAAAACCAAGGGAATAGTATGGCTAACGTAGCAGAAGGTGAAGCACAATTTAGCTCAATGGTTTGGTTCATGGGCGTTGTTGAGGATATCAATGACCCACTAATGATCAATAGAGTAAGAGTACGCTGTATTGGCTATCATCCTAAAGATAAGACATTATTGCCTACTGGCGACCTTCCGTGGGCACCGTTTATTTCTTCAACAGCTCAAATGTCTGCACCTCTTATCAACCAAGGCGACTGGGTGGTTGGTTTCTTTCTAGATGGTGCGCAAGCTCAGCAGCCGGCTGTCATTGGTTCTATTGTTAGCATTCCAGAAGGTTCTGCAAATCCAAATGAAGGGTTCTATGACCCACAAGGCATCCATCCAAGGTTTCCAGGGGAAGGAACAAACCCAAGACATGCTAGAGGCGAGGCTGGTACACCAGACAGAAATGCTATAGCCTTTTCAAGATCAACAGCAACATCAGGCGTACCAGCTGCTGATGGTACTAAGTTTGCTGAGCCCGAGTCAAAGTTTGATGCTAGGTATCCAGCCAATCATGTTATGGAGACAGATGCCGGCCACGTTTTTGAAATGGATGATACACCTGGCGCAGAAAGAGTTCAGATCTTCCATAGACGGGGGTCCTTTATCGAATTCCACCCAGACGGCTCTATTGTCCACAGAGGAGCTAAAGATCGTTATCATATTATTTTAAATAATGAAAATCTATACGTTGGCGGCAACATGAATATGTCTGTGGTTGGCGCCGTTAATATTTTATCTGGTACAAATACAAATATTTCCACCGGTGGGGATGCTACCTGGAGAATTGGTGGCAACTTAAAGGTTGACATTGGTGGCAACTTTGATGTAGCGGTTGGTGGTGCAACAAATATAGACACCAGTGGCGGTACAATTATTTACTCAGGTGGTACAGTCGAGTTACAGGGTAGTGAGGTTCATTTCAATAGACCAACAGCTAAACCCCTTGGAGCAATTCGAGCACCAGAAAGTATTACTAAATCTGAGGCTGGTGGCCCAACTGTATTTGAAGTATATGCGTTTGATGATGATGTTGAAAAATCATTAGAAGAATATAACAATGTTATTGTATCAAATGGATTGATTCCAGCCGATAACACACCACCAGTTGAAGGTGCTTCCGATACACCACCCGCCGGCGGTGAAAACAAAAACGTTAAATGTGGTTCTATTATTCTACTTGATGATTATAAAAAAGTAAAGGTATCTAAGAACTTTACATTAGCAGACTACACGCAAAATGGAACAAGAAAGTTGAGAGACCAGGGGGGTCTGACAGCAGCAGATATTCTGTGCAATATTATTAAGCATGCAGAGAATATTATGGAACCAATTGTAGCTGCAGGATTCAGAGTATCAATAACCTCAGGCTTTAGAACACCAGACGTTAAGCTTTCTGGTGGTGGAACAAACAACAAGTCGGACCACAATACAGGTCGAGCTGTAGACTTTAATGTGTTTGGTATGTCAGCCTATGAAGCTGCACTTAAAATATACCCAATTGTTGGTAAAATTTCTAAGCAATTTTTCTTAGAATATAATCTGAATGGGGGTGGTCCTGGCTGGTTGCATATTGCCTATGCAGATGGGGCTAAGCATGCCCTTCCAATGGCTACGTGGAGTGTTCCAAAAATCCATGCTCGTAACAAGTTTGTTGACCTGAAGCCTGGACAGAAACTAGGATGAGTGCTGTAGCCAGAAAGGATGATAAGGTATATTCACCAACCGGGGTAGGCACGCGCTGTGGTAATCCAGTTGATACAGCTGTAGGTGAAGTTAATTCTAGTTCTGTATTGGCAAACAACAGACTAATTGTTGTAAAAGGTAATAAGATAGCCCCACATAAAAAAAAGGGCTGTGAGCCTGACGAGTCAGTCCTTGACAAATACTCTCCAAACGTCTTTATAGGTGGTAAGGAGATAGGAAGAAAGGGCGACCACTACGCTACAGGTACACCTGAGCAGAATACAATCACTGAAGGCTCACCAAATGTCTTTGCAAATGGTTAATATAAATAACCTTAAAGAGGATTACCATGTCAAGTTACGTTAAGAAAACATCTTCGTTTATCAAAAAGAATGCAAGATATTCAGATCTAAGCATCGCATTTGGTATTAGCCCATTCTCAGAAGATCTTACACGTATTACTGATGCTGATGCTGTTAAGCGATCTGTAAAGAATCTCGTTTTGACAGACAAATTTGAGAGAATTCTTGATCCTGACATTGGTGGCAATGTAAGGGCAATGCTTTTTGAACCAATGACAGCATTGACCCAGACAATGTTAGAGGATTATATAACAGAAGTTATTCAAAACTATGAGCCTAGAGCAATGCTTGAGTCCGTAACTGCAGAAGCCAATTACGACAATAACTCGTTTAATGTTACAATTAGATTCAGAATTGATACCTCTGAAGACATACAAACAATAGACTTTTTACTAGAAAGAGTAAGATAATATGGCTAATGGATTTCTTACAACCTCCGAATTAGACTTTCAAAACTATAAGTCAAATCTAAAGACATTCTTGTCCCAGCAAGAAGTATTCAAGGATTATGATTTTGAAGGTTCAAACATGGCTGTGTTACTAGATCTTCTAGCATATAACACTTACATGAATGGCGTGTATCTTAATATGATTGGTAGTGAAATGTTTCTTGACACTTCACAACTAAGAGAATCTATTGTATCCCACGCCAAAGAACTTAACTATACACCTCGCTCTAGAACATCAGCAATAGCGTTTGTTGATATCACAATTACGCCTTCAGATACTCCAGATGCCATTACAATTCCAAAATATTATGAAATTAACGGTAAGACAGACGACAACACAACCTATTACTTCACGACTGATGAAGCTATTATAATCAGAGCTAACAGTGGAATCTATAAAGCTGCTAATGTTGCTGTTTATGAAGGTAATATTGTTAAAGAAGTATTTACGGCCAACGCCACAGCTCGCTATCTTCTACAGTCTGCAAACGTTGATGTCCAGTCAATTTCAGTTACAGTTAAAGATTCAAATACAGCCACAACAGAGACAAAGTGGAATAAAGAAACATTCCTATTTGGTTTAGATAACAACGATAACATTTACTTTGTTCAAGGCGCCGAAGATCACTTGTATGAGGTTGTATTTGGTAATGGCGATATTGGTAAAGCACTAGTTGACGGTAATATTATTACAATCAACTATAGAGAAACAAACGGCATTGATGCTAATGGCGTTGAAATCTTTACAGCACCAAATTCAGTCGAAGGCTATTCTAATGTGGCAATAGCAACTGTCCTTGGTTCGACATCAGGTGCTGAGCACGAAACAGATGAAGAAATTAAGTTCAATGCTCCAAGATACTTCCCAACCCAAAATAGGGCTGTCACCGTAGAAGACTATATTGCTCTAACAAAGCAAGCATTCCCAGCACTAGAGGTTGTTACAGCTTATGGTGGTGAAGAGATTGAACCTAAGCAGTATGGTAAGGTCATTGTTGCAGCCAAGCCAGTTGGTGGCACCAAGCTATCGACACCAGTTAAAACCCAGATCTTTAACTTCTTGAAGGAAAGATCTTCAATATCAATTGATCCTGTTATTGTAGATGCTGAATACTTCTTTGCTGAGGTAGTTACAGAAGTTCTGTATAATATTAATTTAACAACAAGATCAACAAGAGATATTCAAGCTCTTGTTGAGCAAACAATTATACAGTGGGGTAATGACAACCTTCAGAAGTTTGGTTCTGATTTAAGATATTCTAAACTTATTAAAGCCATTGATGATTGTGAAGATGCTATTATTAGTAATAATACTCAACTACGTCTCATAAAGCAAATAGAAGTGGATACGGGTGTACCATTCAGAATTTCTTTCTCGTTTGAAAACGAACTCAAGAGAGAAATTTCCACAGCAAGAAAAATCTATGAAGACACAACGTCAACAGTTGAAAGCTCCTTGTTTACATATACACTGAATGATGTTGATTATATTGCTAAGATTAAAGACGACACTCAAGGTAACCTAATGGTTGTATCGACAGTCAATGGTGTTATCCAATTATTGAAGGATAAGGTTGGTACAGTTGACTATACAACTGGCGAAATAACAATTAGTGAATTGGTTTATGATGATGTTGGTCAAGAGTTACAGGTTTACGGAATAACAAAGAAACTAGATCTTGAAACTAAAGCAAACAAAATTCTTCAGATTGAAAGTAAGTACTTGGTAGTATCAGCTCTTGGTATTAGAGAATAATGAGAGAAATAGAAAAATACGTTTCCCCATTTATTGCTGACCAATTTCCTTCTATCTATAGGGAGGAGGGGCCCCTATTTGTTATGTTTATGAAGGCGTATTTTGAATGGCTTGAGTCCCAAGATCAGGTGTTATATGATTCAAGAAGATTGCTTGAATATAGGGACATTGATAAGACAATAGATGTTTTTATCAACAACTTTAAGAAAAAATATATGTTTCCTATCCCAGAAGATATTGCTGGCGATAAGGTTCTTTTACAGAAACACATTAAAGAAGTATATGGATCTAAGGGCACAGAACGTGGCCTAAAGTTGTTATTCCAATTACTATTCAATGATTCAATAACTGTATACAAGCCCGGCGATGATGTCTTTAGATTATCTGATGGTGATTTTAATAGAGACATATATCTAGAAGTTTCGTACAAACCATTCAATTCATTGT